GCATACTTGCAACCATTCCGCGAAGTTCTTCATCACTCAAATCTGATTCACTTTGTTGGTTTGATGCATTCGGTACGTCTTCTTTTTCGAAATTGCTATTGTATTTAATTTCGCCGTTAGTGAAAACAAACTTTCTAGGTTCGAACTCTTCTTTAAATTTAATAGGCACATTGTTATCATCTACATCTAAACTATTGCGTAATCCGCCAGTATTAACGTATCCGATAACTTCGTTTTTATCGTTTACTGTGATTTTCATTATTTCCACCCCACAATTTTATTTATCGTAACTCTGTTTGCATTAGCACCAGAACCTGTTTTACTGCCTAAATCAAGGTACACATCGTTATCGATTTTTAACGTCGTACCACTTTCTTTAGTTATTAAGCATTCATAACTACCACCACCGTTACCGTCTGAGTCAACTACATTTGTTTTACTTAATTGAATCGCATTTGGTATAGAGGTTAAACTGAATGCTTCAATAACACCACCTGGATAAGTACCGCTTATGAATAGAATTGCATAATTTGTATAAGCTTCGGTTAAATTAATCCTTGTTCCTACACCGTTTGCAGCACCGTCGAATAACACGGCTGTTTTATGTTCGTTAGGTGTAGCCCATTGTGAATCTAATCGACCATTGGTGATTGATCGTGTATAAACTTTTTTAGAGTTTGAAGGTGTGAAGTTGAATAACTTATTTGCATCATCTTTAACAAATACTGATAAGTAGCCTTCGTAACTTTCAACAATACCTGGTAAATCCGGCACTCTTGTTGCATAGTAATTACCAGCAGTTAAATATCCCAAATCGCCTTGCGCATTATTCAAGTTAACTTGTATTGATTGGCCATTCGCCTCTGTCATCTTATGTTGTTGCCAGCTCGTTGTTCCGAATTTATCATCTACATACTGCTTAGCTTGATTTAAAGCGTTGTTAGACGTTTCTTCAACAAATTTCTTCGTTAATTCTTCGTCAACTTTTTTATAGAACTGATACCATGTGCCACCGATTTTATATTTTGTGTACTCATCATTTGAATCGTCTGGATACCATGTAGCACGAGCTGTATTATTATCAACAACATAAACAACTAACACACCAGATTTGCTTGATGTATAAGTTGATTCATCGAACGAAGAACCGTCATCAACACCATCTTGTCCGGGCTTCTCTAACGTGCCTATATCCGCCTTTTCTGGCGCATCTTTTGCATTAGTAATATGAATAATCATAGATGAGTTAGCGTGTCTTAAAACAGCTTCTATTGACTGTTCAGATGATTCGATCGCTTTACCGTAATCATCAGTAAGTTTAGACTTTTGCCAATTTGTTGTTGAATTACCTTTAACAAGGTCAGCGCCATTGATTTGTTGTTCAACTTCGTTAACACGTTCAAAAATCGCTTGCTCTTTATCAACAATTTTCTGGAACTTGCTATTTATATATTGAACGGCTTTGTCTTGTGTTGCTGTAATCATCTGTACCGCTTCATTTTGTTTGATTTCTAATCTTTGAATACCTTGATTAATACGACTATCAATTTCAGTAACCAACGATTTTGTATCACTCAAACTTTTCTTTAAGTCCTCAACTTCTTCTTTAACACTTTCTGTTAAGTCCTGAATTGATTTGATATAAACTAGCTTTGTTTTACCGTCAAAATTACTAATTAGATCATTCTGGATATTGAAGTTAAATTGACGTTCTACAATTACGTTATTGCTACCGTTTTGAGTAAAATATGCTTGCGCATGTACGCGTCCAGTGTATTTTAAGAACTCATTCGGGATAACGTATTGCATTCGTCCGTTAATTGCATCAACAATTGTAAGTTCATCACTAATATAAGCGCCGTGTTCATCGTCGAAGTTATCCGTCTTAAGCACAATACTAGTCATCGCATTATGTTTGCTGATTGATAACGGCTTATTATTCTTAGTTACTGCAAAATTTAAAACACCAGTTCCTCTATCTGATTCATAGAAACTGATGTTTGTGTCAATAACCGGATTATATTGTGATGTTGTTTGTAACTCGATTAAGTTATCATCTTTCGAAAAATTATCTACTACCATTATTCAACCACCTTTCCTTCGAATAAACTCCATTTACCAACGCCACCAGTACCAAAGTTTCTAACTAAAAATTGATGTGCAGACGGGAAGTTATTACGTCTTAATACTTGTGTTGTATTACCTGGTGTATTCGATTTTACTTCTAATATCCAACCTGCAATACCTTTAAAGTCTTTAGGAAAATCAGTAAATCGGTTTGATTCTTCAGTAGTGATATAGAAATCTAAACCAACGATTTTTAAATCTGATAATTTTGTAATACTCTTAGGGATATGTTCCCAATAACCAGCACTTTGTGGGTTGAAATTCCATGAACCGTTGTTTTTCTTGTTAAAGATGTCGATAACACGTTCAAATTTGAGCATATTTCTACCTGTGCTGTTTCTAGTTAGTACTTGTCTTAACGCACCATTATAATGACCAGGCAGTACATCAAAGAACCAACCTGCATCTCTAAACGCTTTCGGTAACGGGAAATCTAACGCATTTTGTGTGTCTTGCGTATAGATATAGTAATGACCAACTTCCGTAATATCACTTAGATATGCTGGGTTTTGCACTGGTAACGGTTTAACACGTCCACCTGAATCAGTCATTGATACTTGAGGTGCGATGTTTTTTAAGAATTGGTTTACACCTCTTTGACCAATTGAATAAATTGAGTGGTGTCTGTTGTTACCAGGTCCAATAGTTACCCCGATTAAAAGCGCTTTGCGTCCTGTTTCTAAATCGTAATACATATCTAGACCCTCAGCCTCTTGGAAATCTCCTTTAAAGTTGTTATTCACACCGCCTATATCGATACGACGTTTAAATAACAATTCTTTCGTTTTGATATCGAAGCCTTGTAAGTAATTAGGGTTAGCTGGATTTGAATCGCCAGTGTACCAATATAAGATACCTGCATCATAAGCAATACCTTGCATAGGTTGCGTACCTGATGTGTATTGCATAGGGATATCCATTTGGTACAGTACTTTGTCTATACCTTTATCAATATCGTCAGCACTTCTTACTTCAACAAAATTTAATGCGTTCTTAGCTTGTTGTTCAGAAGTTTTATATTCACGTCTAAAAACCATTAAGTTTTCTATAGGATTATAAATTGCTGACGTATATCTATCGTTAAATACATTTGGCATAACGTCTTGCATTTCGTTGCCATACGTCATTTCTCCGCTTCTGTATTTAAAGCGTACAAACTTGTTATTGTTGTTAGCGTCTAACACTGCTGAATAAATCCACAACTCATTGCCGATATATCTATAGGCGTTGTGTGTGCCGTGTCCGCCATTTTTAACTAGCAGTCTATCAATAAATTGTCCGTTAGGCTTCAATCTAGATAACATGTAATGATTGCCTGGACGCGCTTGTGTCATGTAAATAATTTTTGTTCTAGGGTCTACCCAAAATGATTGCATTACTGCGTTAGTATATGGCGATAAATCTGTGATGAATTCCGGTTCTTGCTCTTTTGGTTCAAATCGGTATTCTGTCGCTTGATATTCTTTATAGTGTTCATCTACAGCTTTCTCAACCTTTTTAGTGAAAGCATCTAGTGTTGAATAATCATGATACAAACGATCTTGCAATGTCTTATGATCATAACCAGTATTATCAACACGCGCGTCTTTTACTTCGTTGATACCGTCGCCGTTATGACCTAGTACCATATTGCTGAAACGGCCGTTTAGATACGTTAAAAAATCAGAGACGCTACTTGTGACATTTAAATGTTCATACTTTATTTGCTCTCCATTATGTGCAAATACCTCTTTATTTCTATGATATTCAAGAGAGAAATTAAAATCAGTCAGCATGTCTGAAATAAGCTTGAAATTATACTCATTTTCATCTACATATCTGTAATCGAAAACTCTACTTAAATCTGTAATTAGTTTATTACTCATGTTTTCCTCCTTTACTATCCATAAAACTGATAATAATTTTTAATAAGCTCATACATAATAACTTCATGACCTCTTTCATTAGGATGTAATCCATCAGGCATGCTAGATTTTCTAAATGCTGGATTATATGGTTTGAAATAATCTGTGTGATAAGCGTCATATACTGGCACATCTAATTCACTACAAGCCAATATCTGAGCATTGACATAATCCTCTAACGTTAACCCTAGTTTGTTTTTATCCGTATCTTTACGACGTATCGTTGTGCCACTCATAGGACATTGTCTTGTAGCTGTCATAACAAGTATTTTTGAAGCCGGATTATTTTTCCGGATAACTTCAATTGCAGAACAAAAGGCACCATAAAACGTTTTAGTATCCGTTTTATCAGTGCCTATCGGTACGCCTGCCCAATAACCATGTAACCAGTCATCATCTGTACCTTGTAATATGATTAGGTCTCCTCTTATTTGCTCTGCTTGTCTATAAATGCTGTTTTCTACCGCTTCTTTACCTATTGGAACTGTTGCCATTGTTGCGCCACCTCTTGCAAGGTTGGTCGTTTTAGCTTTTAACTTCTTGCCTAACATTTCTGTGAAATTAGTTTTCGCATGTGATCCTCTAGCTACAGAATCGCCAATCGTTCCAATCGTTTTTACATCTTTAATGTTTGATTTATCTATAAAATCATGAACGATAGTGCCGTCAGATGTAGTCACAGTTTTAGAGCTTACCTTCTGTTGTTTATCTTCAATCAAATCAGTTCTACTCATCAAATCGAGTGTTGATTTAGCTATTGATGCAACTTTAGATTTTAAGTTTTCTGCCGCTTTACTAGGATTGGAAAGATTAATATCATTTAATCCAGAAACATAGTTAGCTGCAGTATTAACTTTTTTCATATATCGTTGTTCTCGATTAAACTCACCAAGAGTTACATCTTGCTTAACAATTACATTGTTTATACCCCTAATCGTTTTAACTTGTACTATACGGACTAAATCATTCAAACCTAGTTTGGTAGATTTTATTTGTACTATGTCTCCGGGTTGTGGGTCTGCTTCTGGATATGATTCTCTTAACACCAAAAAGTCCAAAGACAAAGATTGTTTTAACGACTTTTTCAATCTCGATTGTAATTCTTTATCCATAGTTTCTTGGTCAGTCACTTTACCATCTTTAAATGGTTCTGCGTGGATGTCGCCGTATATTTCAGCTAATGCACTTCTAGCTTCCATTACGAGCCCAGCGTGTTCGAATGTTTCTTCTCCTGAATAATTACCATATCCTCTAATGAAGGTGGCGAAATCACTTGCATCTTCCTCGAGTTTTATAGCGTTGGCGTTGACTTCGTCAGAAATAAAATAAGACGCTTTTTGATTTGCAAAAGGCGTCAATACAAACTTATATCTGTCTTTCTTTTTGTCATACGTTATTTTATATTCTAAACCGAAATGTTCTAATCCCTTTTTAAACATTTCTAACCTTGTATCGCCTTCACCACCATTTTCAAACTTTGAAGATTTAACTTTGCCCTCGACTTCAAAAAGCATTCCAGTACCTTGAAACACAATGTTAAAATATCTTTCTACTGTAAAAGATCCTGTTACATTAACATAAATTCTATCAATCATTAACTTGTCTATGGGAATCTCTCTAGCAGTACATTCAACCAGTTGTCTGTCGCCTTCTGATTTCCTATCAATGACAGTTATTACATATTCTTTCTTGTCGTTTTCACCTTCGACATGACTAACAATCCATCTTTTCCCTATAGCGTTAATAACTTCATAAGTGTATTTGTTTTCGAGAATATCAAAAGTTAATACACCGTCAGCATTAACTTTTTTCACTAAAGTTGTTTCTACTGGTACAGGTGCGCCATTACCTTTAGGTGGTCTTACAATTATTGTCATTCTGACACCTACTTATAATAAAATTTCAAATCAAACTGAACTTTTTGAACTGTTTGATTAAACTCAAATTTATTAGCTCCGTATTTAAATTTTGGTTGGGCTATGTTCGTTTCAGTGCTTATTTCGACACCGTTTTTATAAACTCGAAAGCTATCATAAACAATTTTGTCTCCAGCTTTTAGTTTAATCCCCTCAATTTTCATTATTTCAGCATGCGTTAAATTCCATACAAACGATTCTGTATCTTCGCCTAAAATAATTGTTATCTTTTTATACATGTTGAATTGGTCGTTAGGAGCACTACCATGATAGTAAACTGTACCTTTGCTCAAATTTTCAAATGTATACTTTCTTTTGTCTCCGCCTGCATGCCAATCAATATTAAAATCAAACGACCACAATCCAACCTTTTTGTTTTCTTCTAACTCTAGGCTTGTTCCAATACTTTCGCCGTATGGTAATTCTGTAGTTTCGAATTTTAGTTCAAAAGAAACTTTATTACCTTTTTGTTTAGGGTTTATAACTCCGTTAAAAATAACTTTATACTGTTTACCATTTACATAAATTTGTTGATCGTGTCTTGAATATTCATAATCCGGGAAGTTGTTTTTATCTAATTTCACGTAATCATCAGAAGTTGGTTGAGTAAACCTGTAATTCAACTCTTCTTTTCTTCTTATTTCTCGTAAATACATAGGTTCTATGTCTGTCGTTAACCTATACAACATATCTCGCATATAAGCAATGTCTGAACGATTTTTAACTTTACAAAAACAAGGAACAACTATATCTCTACTGATATAATTGCTCCCCATTAATATACGACCGTTCATATTTTCTTTGTCTTGATACTTTGTGTTGATTTGCATGCTATCAATTACTATATCGTTAACGATAAACCCGTATTCACTTAATTTGATTACAGTACCATCTTTTTTTGTTAATTCTATGTCCATTTGTAACCTCCTTTATAAGTAATACTCAGAATTGCGTTTAGCATTTCTGCCGTTAACAATACTAGTAAGCGCATCGTTATTGACATCGAATTCAACTTTAACAGTTTTCATGTTCGGTGATGTTTCAATAGAATGTGTGTGTTGTACTTGCGCATTTATATTTCCACCTAAATTACTTAAGTTTCCTGTAATACTAGAAATGTCAGGTGCGTTTAATGTAGGTTGAAATGCATCAACTACTTTATCTGCAACATTAGAAACATTACGGATAACTTTACTTGAATGATTATCTATACCTTTAACGAAACCTAGCATTGAATACATACCAACATCCATGAATTCACGTGAAGGTGAGTGAATACCTAGCGCTCTTTTGGCTGCATTTAAAGCACCTTTTGCTACACTAGCTGCTTTTTCAGCTAAGTCTCTAGCCATATTACCAATACCTCTCATCAAACCACGGATCATATCAGCACCTGCTGATACAAAGTCATCCACAAAGCTTTTAACTTTATTTACTGCATTTGTCATACCTTGACTAACTTTGTTTACAACATTAACGAATCCTTGAATAACTCTATTAACAAAGTTAATTAGCGTACTTGTTATAGTAGATACCCATTGCATACCTTTAGTCACGATGAAGTTCCAAGCTTGAGACATTTTGTCCGATATAGTTGATACAACTTGTGTGAATATACTTACAACTTTATTCCAAATCGTCGTTAATATACCAGATAAGAAACTCCAAATCGTATTCCATATATTAGAAATAAAACTCCATGCCGCTTGTAACGCAGTAGATATAGCTGTAGTGATAGCGTTCCAAACCTTAGTTGCCACAGTAACTATAGTGTTCCACAACGTTTGTAAGAACGTCCAAATAGCATTCCAAATTGTCATTGCGATAGTCATGATTGTTGTAAACACAGTAGTTATTACGGTGACTAACAAATTCCAAATCGTAGTAGCGATTGTAATTATCGTGTTCCAGATTGTACTTAAGAATGTCCAAATAGCTGTCCATATCGTCATAACCATTGTCATTATCGTCGTGAAAACAGTTGTGATGATTGTAACTAAAAGGTTCCATACTGTTGTTGCAATAGCGATAATTCCATTCCATAACCCTTGTAAATAAGCGACTATTTGATTCCAAATAATCATTATAAAATTGTATACATTAGTTACTGCTGTAGTGATAGCTTTTAAAATAGCATTCCATACAACCGAAGCTACAGTTTTCAACACATTCCAAACTGTAACCATAAACGTTTTTATCGCATTCCAAGCATTTATAATAAAGTTTCTGAATCCTTCATTTTTATTCCACAATAAAACGAATATAGCTATTAATGCAGCGATTACACCAATAACTATTGTTATTGGACCACCTAAAATACCAAACACAGTTACTAGTCCTGTGATAGCATTTCTAATTAATCCAATCTTACCGAATAACAATTGGAATATAGCTGTAACTAATTTTATTGGACCTTTTAATGATGTCATTGCCTTACTTAATACTAAAGTTCCTGTTTTAGCCCAACCAAACTTAGTTACTAATGCGACTAATCTTGCTGCTAATGGCCCCAGAAAATCCATTACCGCTAATATTGGAGCAATTAAAAATCTAAATGCACCAACTAAAGTTATAATGACACCAACTAATTGTGCTGTAGCCGGATGCGCCTCAAACAAGTTAGCTATCCAACCAGTTATTGCTACTGCAACGCGTAATACTGCACTAGCTATAGGAGCCATCGCTGTTGCGAATGCAACTAATCCTCTTGCGATGTTTCCAATCAATTGCATTATTAGTGGTCCATTTGTTTGTATATAACTGACAAAGTCTTTAAAACCTTGAGATTGACCGACTTGTTCAGACCATTCTCTAAACTTAGCCGTCATTTGTTCAAGAGATTGGAAGATTCCAGTTGATGACCCACTGAATGCATTCATCAAATTGTTAATTCCAACGAAAACATTTTTAAAAATATTACCAATGATAGGTAAGTTTGTTTTTGTGTATTCAATAAAACGAGTTATCGAATTTTCTCCAGCTGCACTATTAGCCCAGTTAGAGAAAGATTGACCTAATCTATCCAACCAATCAGCCGACCATTGAAACAGTGGTGCTAATTGCGTGAACACATTGACTAATCCGTCACCGAAACCGCCTGCAGCACTTAATAGCTTGTTAAATACCGAAACACCAGTTGTATTCATCATGTTGAAGAACCTTGATGCTACACCGCTATTTTGAGCCCATTTAAGTACACTTTGAGACGCCTCTTCCATCCCTCTTGAAATACCACTAAAAAACGGTTGTAAGCTCTGCATTGCTGTTTTAACAGTATTTAAACCATTTGCAAGAGTTGTGAAGATAGCGGATTGATTTTGCTTTATAATATCAGTCCATGCTGACTTTACGCCATCTAAAGCTTTTTTGTATTCGTTTGTTGCTGAGCTAGCTTGTAAAGTGCCATCATTAAGCATCTTTATAGCGCTGATTGCCATTGCGCCAAATGCTACAAAGCCAGCGCCGGCTATTGCTACCGCACCACCTAAAGCAAGTACACCGCCAGTTAACACTTTGATAGCGTTTAATAGCGCAAATACTACAGGTACTACGCTCGCTATTACAGGTATTAAGATACTAAAAGATGATGTAAGTAATCCACCAACCATATTAGAACCTACAGTGCCGAACACACGAAACATATTAGCTAAATTCCCCATCTGTCTTTGGAAATTGTCGTTTGCTTTTATTATGTAGGCATAAGCTTTCTTTAAACCATTAGTATCGACATCTACCTTTGTTGTTTTTTTGTTTGGCAATGCGTCTAATGATTTTTTAAACGCATAAATAGTTGGTATAGAAAGCCCTGTATCTACATCTAGTCGAGATCTAGTTTTGTTCGGAATACTTTTAAGCTCTTCTTTAGTGCGTTTGATTTTAGAATTAGCAACACTGTTGTCTACATCTAAAATAGCTTTGGCTTTAGACCTATTTAAAGCTTCAAGACTAGCTTTAGATACTTTTAACACTCGATTGAATTTACTGTTATCAGCATTGACGTCAATATTGACACGTTTCTTTTCTAGTTCTGATAACTTAGCTTCTGCTTCAGAGATATCTTTAATCAACTTTTGTTTTTGCAACTTAACTTCTGGTGTAACTTCTTTAGAGTTTAGTTTGTCTAGTTCAAAATTCGATTCTAGTACCTTTTGTTGTAAATCTTGTATACTAGCATCTAATTTAGCTTTTACATTTTTGTTACTAAAGGCATCTAAAGACTTTTTAGCAACTTTGATAGTTTTTTGTAATTTTTTATCGTTAGCGTTTAATTCAACATCTTTAGTTTGATCTGCTACTCGTTTAAATCTTTGCACAGACTTAACCGCACTATCAATTTGCCTTTTGAATTTGGCTACACTAGCTTCAATAGTCGCTTTAATTTTATATTCCGTCACATTAACACCTCTCTTTCTATTGCTTATTAAATTCTGCTATAACTTTAAAGAATTCATTATTTTGTGGTTCGTATTCATCACGTTCGCTACTAAATCTTATATCTTTACCTTCGTTAAGCCGTTGGATATTTTCTTCATAAGGCAATACGTCGTTTGCATTGTTAAAAACATATTCCTCTTTAGGTTTATTTTCTGTCCCAACATTTTTAGTAGCTGCAGCATCACGAATAGCAAACGCAAGTTTGTAACGTTCGAATTCTTGGGTTAGCATTTCATATTCTTTCGCATACATTCGATAGTTATATTCTGTTAATGTCATTTGCTCAATAACATTTAAATCTGTAATACCAAGTGTTGACATACAAGTTATAACGATTCTATCGTAAGTTATTACGCTTCCGCTGGTTTCTCTTCCGCTTCCACTACTTCTACTAGGTTTCGGGTCATAGGTCGCTTTCCCAACTCCGTTAAAATATCTGAACCGAATTCTTCTAGTCCGATATTTTCTGCGATTTCATCTAGCGCTTCATCAATGTTATTAATAGTAATTGCTTGTTTTTTTAAGTGAGATGTAGCTGCAATTAAAACTTCGCCAATCACAACAGGATTACCACTTTCTAAACCTACAGGCAACATTGATACACCTTGACCGATAGAAGCTTGTTCAACTTTTAAACCTAATCGGTTATCGATTTCTCTTAAAAATTTAAAACCAAAACTTAACTCTAATGACTTTCCATTAATTTCTACATTCATAATTTAAAATCTCCATTCATGATTAATTTAAACAAAAATAAAAAGGGCGTTAAGCCCTATTTTTATACCTCTCCTGGTGTAACCGATGATGAATCTACTTTAGGTTGTGGAATTGCGGTTAAATCTTCGCTAGTTAACGCATCTTCTTTTGTAGTGTCGTGGAATCTGTATCCAGTCGCCTTAAGTTTTTTTGTTACAGCCTCAGGCAATGTTGCAAATCCACGTTGGAAACGACCATTCACACCGTATTCATATTCATATTCATCAATACCGTTAGCTTCTGCTTTTAATTCAAATTTATTGTGGAATCCTTGAAAATATTTCGCTTTAAATTTAGCGGAATCCCCATTTTTGCCTGGTATTCTACTTTCAACTTCCCAAGCTTCATACAATACGCGATCTACAACTGCATCTTCAATTTCATCTGCAAAATCGTCACCATAAAACATTTTAGCAGTACCAGACATTGTTGACTCAACAGAACCACCAGTGTTATAAGAACCGTCCATTGTATCCTCTGTATCTGTATCAGCTTCATGTGATAAGCCGTATTCAGTTAAAAAAAGCATTTTAGTAGCATCTACTTTTTCGCCAGCTTTTCTAAATAAAATAATACGATCATTACTATTTTTCATATTTGCCATTCAATATTCCTCCGTTTTTTAAAATGTTTTGTAAGATATCGTTACTGATGTGTGTAGCAATTCTTGATTGGTAGTATCATCAACTAACTGTGTGATGTTAGTATCATCTTCTTCAAAGTCATAATCGTTTGTTTTAAGGCTAGGTGTTAAATCATCAATACATCTTTTAACAAGTCCGTCATGATGTCCTAAATCATCACTTACACTCCAAATATCAATAACTAAATTCGTGTCACCAGAATAACTATCAAACGTGTATTTACTTCTGTTTGACTCCGGCATTTTTATTACAAAAAAAGGATACGGAACCTCTTGTTGCATCTCTTTACGAGAAATAACAGGGAATCCATATCCTTGTAGCGTTTCATACGCTTTATTATAAAGTTGTAAGTTCGGTGTCATGCTTTTATCTCCTATTCAAACAACGCTTTCAATTCTTCTACAGTTGATTTTCTTATTACCTCATATACTGGCCACATAAAAGGTTCTGCCTCCATGTATCGAGTACCAAACTCTAAGAAACCACTATAAGCTGCATGCGATGTGATAGTGTATTGCAAATCGCCAGTTTTTTTATATCTGATATTGCGTGATAAATTACCAGTCCAATAACCCTTATTCATTACTTCTCTAGCTTTCAATTTAGCTCGTACTACATATTCTTTGGCTTTTTCTTGTAAAGTATCATCTACATCATCATCGATGTTGTTTTTCATATCGTGAAATTGGTTTAACAGTGCGTCTAATCCGTCTATATTCATCAATTGACCTCTTCGATATAATATGACGTTTCGTGTCTGTATGTCTTTGTATCAATTATCTTGTAGCGAATACCATTAATTAACACGTGGCTAACAGGGTAAGATATTGATTCTTTTATCCTCAGGACACTTACATCGTTTTTTACATCGCCAAATTCAAGTTGCTTTCTTGCTCTAGAAACAGGATTAATATTGCATGGTATCGCATCATAAGTGATTAGTGTGTTTTCTTTTTTGCTAGTTTTAGGATTGTAAGTTGCCACTTGTTCTAATTGAAAAACAGCTCTATCTTCATATCTCAAAAGAACACAGCCTTTCCTTTTTTAGTTCTCGTTCTAGCATTAAAGTAATTATCAATAATAGCTTCATACTCCTTGAAATCGTTCAATTCATACGCATTGCTACGTCCGTCAACCGCTTCTGATGTCATACCTTCAGCACCAATCCTGTTGTAGCGTTTAACTGCAACTTCTTTAATCATGTAACTAAACCTTTCCGGTATTTGTTCAACTTCAATAGGTAACATTGATAACAACTGGCTTTCACAACTTTTTATGATTTCTTCTAATTGTTCATCTTGCTTTTCATCTTTAAGACCAATACGTTTTTTTACATCAGCTAGCGTAGTCATATAACCACCTACTCTAGTGACTCAAAAGCATTGATAATTTCAGCTTTTGTTTGTTTTTCATCAACTTGTAAGCCAGCAACACTTGCTATTTCGACAAGTTCTTTTTTGGTTAATTTGTCATTTACAATGTAAATCATTTGTTCGTTGCGTTTATTTTCAACACTAGCTAAAGCTTTGATACGTTCATCTGTAGGATCATAACCTTTGCGAGGGTAGACATGCCCTTTCATATAGACATGTCTGTTATCTTCTAAATCTGTAAAATCTACTTTAACAATTCCAATGATTTCGGGCATGTTACCACTCCTAATTATTTATTAAACTTCTCCTGGTGCTGAATCTGTTTTTTTGTCAGCAGGCACTAATTTAGCGAATGCTTTATCGTCAGCGATGTGTAACGCTACATGCATAGTTGCACGTAATGCCACCATGTCTTGTTCGAATAAGTTTACAGGTGTGCCATCTTCGTTTTTAACTGTAGATAATTGTGCAGTTTCATCGATTTTGTATTCAATTAATTGAGGGATACCGTAAATCAACTTATCAAAGTCACCAGTAATTAATTCACCGCGTTTTAAATTGCTTGATTTAAGGTTAACCACAGGTAGACCATCTAACGTATCACTGTTACGGTCATAAATACGTTCCTTAGTTTCAGGATCTACAATTTTACGTAACAAGCTTCTGTTTTGTGTTTTTGAGATAAACGCATTTGCTTCTAATTCGTCATCTTCAAGTAATGCCTCTAAATCAATAATGTTATCTTGTGTGAAGTCACCTTTAATAACCTTATTAGTTTTTTCAATTGATTGTGCAATTGATTTACCGAATGGATTGTTACCTTGATTCAAAATACCCGCTTCATCAAACTTTTTATAGAATGCTTCAGCAATCATAGGCTTCATTTCTTCAAAGAATTGTGAATAAGTGTAATTCAAAAATTCTTTTGTTACAGGTAAGATAACCCCTAATTTAAACGCTCTCATAGTAGCATTAACCCATGTAGCTTTAGATGTTTCGATTTTTTGACCTTCACCTACCCAGTAAGCACCTGGTTTATCAGCCCAAAAAGTAAACTTCTTCTCAGTACCTTCCATTGGTTCGTACTTACCTAATTGCATAATTTTAGAGTTTTCCATAACCTCTTGTAAGATGGGCGTTGTGAATTCATTCATCAACGTGCCATCTTTCTTTTCGTGCATCATTACATTATCAGGGTTAAATACTTGCGGTTTAACATTGTTACTCGCAAAATGTTGCAAATTTAATTTTAATTTTTGTGTTTGTTCCATTTAAATGCCTCCGTTAATTTTTAATAATTCTTTTTTGTCTAGCTATTTCAGCTAAGTTTTGCGGTTTATTTTTAGTCGAGTGATTAAATGAATCTCCACCAGTCAATGGCGATTGTCTAGCGTTAATCTTAACCGCTTCATTAACCGCTTTTTTTACTGCATTAGAAAAAGCTTCAACATTCAATTTAGTTTGTTCAGCAGTATCTGTTACAACTAAATTAACAACCTCATCTGATGAATCAACTTCTGCTTCACTTAACATTTTTCGTGCTTCTGAACGCATTTCATTTAATTGTTTTTCTGAGCGTAATTGCTCCAGCTCTTTTTCCAATTGTTTGCGTTCATATTCATCTTTTTGATCCTTGTTCATTTTCGCTAATTTAGCAGCTTCTTTAGCGGCTTCTTCTGCTTTTTCTTTTGCATACTCATCAGCTTTTTTCTTTTCGTGGGCTACACGACGTTCAAGTATTTCATCAACTTTCTTTTGTTGCTCTGGCGTGAAAGTTATTTCAGTACCTTCGTCATTTTCTTTCTTATCAGAATTTCCTTTTTTACCATCTCCACCTGGTTCGTCTGGATCATCTGGTTGGTCTGCAAAAAATTGCAAATTAAACTTAAGTTTATTTTCTTCCATGAGATATACCTCCATTTATAGTCTGTCGACTGTTTTTCCATGCGTGCTTTTTATGTCATCAGCACGTTTTGGACATAAAAAATAGCCAACACAATTAAGTGCTAGCTATTAAAAGAGTGGTTCGTTATATTTCGATTTTTCTTTATTGGCTAATACTGCCGACCTTACGCTGTCTAAGTTTGCATCAATAATAAATGTTTCGTTTTGCTTTTGTAACTCTTTACGTATACCTTTTAACTCTCTTGCTATGTCTCTAAGGTATTTGTCAGTATTACTCATATTAATATCCTCCAAACATTTAATTTACTGTCATACAAAGTTAACTTGCCTTTAAAAAACTTTACTTTTAAATCAATCACCGCTTTTCACTTTCCCTCCGAAGTATTTTGTTTTTCGTTTCTTGCTTGGTTTTTTCGGCCACATAGATTTAGGTAGTAAAGCGCAATCTGAACGACAATTGATATGCATAGGATAGAAATTAACACCAATTTTAGCGTCTTTAACTTTGAATATTTCTCCATTAAGCCCTTTGCATACTTTAGTTGTTCTATTATCGATTTTTGCAATATACATATAATATCCTTCCGGTGAAATTTCTTTCATGCTGTCAATGCTTGATTGTGCGTGAACACGTGCCGATTCCGTATAAAGCAATGATTTAATTGCTGCGGTCTTTTGTCGTGCTGTGCCTTCGAATTTATTTAAGTGCTTGCGCATATCTTTAACATATTCATTAGGATGTCGACCTCTAATAACTACATTAGCAATTATTTCTTCTACTTCTTGTTTCATTGCTTCGGTATTAGTCCATAATCGCTCTGACCAAACGACACCATGAAATTGTGTATCAACGATTGTATCTATAACTTCTTTAGCTACTTGTACACCTTCACCTAAAATACCCGCTTGATCACTGAACACACGATAAGCTGTTGATTCGAAATATTCCCTCATCGATAATTCTGTTTGAGCTGTTGCATAAGCAATTAAGAATTCTATTTGAATCTTTAACATCTGTTCTCTAGATACATACATCTTAGTGTTATACTTCTTTAATTCTTCATTTGCTCTATCGCTAAAGTCCTTGTTTTCGACCAATCTTTTTGCTTCTTCTTGAAACGCTTTTACATCGAACTCATCAATAATCTTTTGTGCTTCTTGTAATGTAACGCCTGCAAAATCTCCGTACTTAACAATAAACGCATTGATCTCTTTTTCAATGCGCTTAATCATCATATTCAATATACGTTCTATTTCTTCAGCTTTAGTTTTATCACGCTTCAACTCATTCTCGATTGCTTTGCGTCCGCGTTCTTCCCAATATTCTTGAGTGTTTTTGTTAGGCAATTACAATCATTCCTTTTTATCAACAGTATCTTTTGTATCATCATCTTGTTCGTCATCATTGATGTCTCTAGGGTCTTTATAAATACCTTTTTGAGCTTTTTTAATAGATTCTTTCTCATCTTCTTCTATTTTCTTAACTTCTAATTCAGGGTCTTGGAAGAACGAGAATAGAGACATTAAAGTTGTTTGACTAATCTTCCCGCCAGAATCAATATAAGCTTTTAATTCTTCGATTAATGATTTAGGTAAGTTTCTGTTGTATACGTATCTAACAGTATTGAAATCTTTGTTAGCGTCAATCGACCGTGTATTTTTAAGTATTGTCTCTAACAACTTAGCACGACGTCTTAACCCTTTAGTGAACAATCCTTCTTTAGTTTTAGTACGTTGTTCTAATCCGAACAATTTATATTTCATTGCCTCGCCCGATTGAGTGCCACTAAAGTTATCATCTTTCATGTTAGGCGTGTTGGTAAACATGTGTATATCACTGTTCAAACGGTCTTTATAAGCTTCGGTACCTTGTACATCGTATTGCTTATAAATATAACCACCGTCAACTGAACCTTCTGTTTCTCTACCTTCGCTATCAGCATAAACAGTCGGTTCTAAAAACAACACGTTAGCTTCCTTTTGTTTTCTAACTTCTACAGGATCTAAATTTAAATTACCTTTAATAAGTAACATAGCGTCATTTAAATCACTCATATAGTTAGCTGTATCTGATTCAGCATTATCATACAAATCAATTAAAGTGATTACTTTCTCGTAATCCCCTTTTCTTCTTTCGTTATTGCTAAATTCTGTAATAGGCATGCGTTCAAATGAGTGAGATTCAAAACTGTTTTCACGTGGTGTGAGCTTCAATCCATTTGTTCTATTGGTAAGATATCTATAAACACCGTGTGAAGTGAATAAATCAACAGTAAACACTTCATCTTCGTCGGTCTTGTCTATTGGTTTAGTTCTTAAATATCTAACGCCTGCGATACTGTTACGTTCAACTGTGTTGTCATATATGATAAAAGTGCTCATCGCATCACTCTTGTATAAACGCGTTTCATCATCTTGATTTCTAATCATCAACTCATAAGCTTTACCATAAATTGACAAATCTAATCCTAAAGATCTATTGTGCGACTCAACATCATTCAAATCATTGAACGCCTCAATAGCTTCTAATACATCTTTGTCATCATCTTGATATTGAATTGGATTACCTAAGAAATAACCGTTAATAAAATCACTAATATAAGATGCGTAATCATGCGCTACACGGTTATCTGCCATGTACTCTTCTTTGCGTCGTGTTAACTCAACCAGATTCTTAGTTTTACCTTCGTAGTAATCACTCAACACTTTTAATCTAGGTCGTTGGTAATCCATGTGATGTTCAATGTATTTACTTACTTCATTAACGTTTTGTAATAAATCGGATTCCGTCCCGTCATATGTGTAAACAACATTGGCTTCATCATTAAATAAGTAATTTATGTTTCCCCGTAGATCTGTATCTGTTTCAAATTCGTTTACTTTTAACATTTGTTCCCTCCTATAATCCTAGAGATTTGATTACTTTTGTTTTGTTTTCTGTATTCTTCTTGCGTTTTTTTAATTTAATATGGTATTTTTCAAGACTATATCTAAGTGCATCCATTAAATGATTGTTTTTATCTATAGGTTTGTTAATCCAATTGCCTTCACTGTCTTGGTCAAAAGTATATGTGTTTAATTCTTCGATAGTATGTACGCAACTAGGGTGTACGTACACTTTAAAGCCTTGAATAAATTGGACGCCCTGCATTATGGTATTCGCACCTTTTACTGAAGGTTTGATATTAGGCACACCCTTTCTACTTATTTCAGTTATCAACCTTTTTTCAGCGCTATCCGCAACTATATGTGCATCTTGATAACCTTTACGTTTAATCATTTTTATAATGTCATCTGTCAACATGGCTTTTTCTGAATGTTCGTCGTATATCCATAACTCTTTATTTTTTAAATCAACTACAGTGTTAATTAGAGTGGTAGGGTCAAATGTAAAACCAAAATCCATACCATGCGCAATTTCTTGTGTTCGCTTAAACTTCTCTCGCCAATCGAAATCAGTGACTTTAAAGTTATCGAATACAAGCCCCTCTGCAACACCCCAATCTCCATCACAGACAATTCTTGCACGTCTAGGATTCTTTACATACAAATCTTCATATCGTTCAATATCAACTTTGTCTAGCCATTCATTAACTCTATAAGTTGTTGTATCTGAAAAAGTATTATTTAGTTTTGTTTCTTCATCAAAAAACGTAGGTTTCAACCAATGTCTTTCCGACCACGGGTTAAAAGTAACTGTGATTTGCTTGAAAAATTCCGGACTATCGTAGCTACCACGTATTGACTCAACAACAGTACTAAACTTATCGAATGTTTCTATTTGATAAGCCTCTTCAAACCAAGCCCAACACAAAATGCCAGTATCAACAGTAATCGATGTTATTTTCAATGGATCGTCTAAACCTCTAAACAGTATTTTTTGTCCGGTAGGTTTATACGTTATTTCCGGCAAACTTTCGTTGAATTTAAATAAGTGAGCAACGCCTAATTGGTTAGTTGCCCACTTTAAATCTGTATACGTTGATTGTTTGTTAGTGTTGCTAAATCGTCTGACTACAAGTATATTTGCCCAATCATATTTCATTATTCGATAAATAAAATTAATAGCGGTAGTTTTACTTTTCTTGCTACCCCTTGAACCTTTAACGACACGGTAAAAACTTTTATTGTGCCAAAACTTATTGTAGCCACCACCGATTTTATTTTTTAGATCAAGTATTTCATACATGACTAATCATCTTCCGGAATATTATCGACAAACATTGGTATTTTGTAGTCAACTTCTTGTTTGTCTGTAAATAATTTATGGTGTCTACCTAACATCTCTAAAGCTTTGTTTTGGTCACTGATTTTAGGTGACTTAGAAACAAGTTGTATGTGTTCATCGTATACTAATTGCATTTTGCCAGTGTCCGGATTCTCTTTATAGTCTCCGGTTTTTGTTACGACAGCTTCAACTTCTGAGTGTTCTCCTCTAGCTGTTCTAGTTAGCCTATACAACACTTCTTTACCTGACATGATATTCTCATCAAAGAGTTTCGTTTCAACCTCCTTGATATAATTCTGAATTTCAACATTCTTCAACATACGCTGTCCTTGTGAGTACGCCGTCTTTTCGCTATATCCAGCATGCACAGCTGACTTAGTAGCGTTGCCATAACATTCAGTACCGGGTATTGTATATACTTCTGCAAACAAACGTTGCTTTTTAGTTAATTTGTTCATTTCATTTACCACCAACTCTCGCGCTATACGCTTTTTAAAATTAAAAAAAGGGATTGGCTATAATCAGCCAACCCACATAGATCCTTTATTCCTAATTGCGATAAGGGAAACGCAGTACGATAGTCAATATCCTACACTATCATAATATCTCATTTAAGGTATCAAAAACTGCCACTTTACTGCCAATTTCAGTCTTCCCCTAACTCTTCCGCCAATCTAGATATGATTTTTCTTTTGATTCTATGAGCAGTTCTATCAGAAATGTGTATGTCAACACAAACTTTCACTAATTCTTTTTTATTAAAATAATACTCTTGAATGAATTCGCGTTCTTTCCTGCTTGATGTGTTGATTATACGTTCAATAGCGCTCTTAAACTCAAGGATTTTACCTCTTCGTATACTACAAAGATAATTAGTTACTGCCATTTCTGTTTTCGATGTATTAGACGGTACAAACTCCCCGCCTATATTTGTATCTGTTGGAATCCACGGTGTCATTATTTCACTTCTTAAATCTTCGAGTTGCTTATGATAATTAGGATAATCACACAACTCATCTTCTAACTTTCGAACTGTTGATAATTTTAATCCATATTTCTTTTTAGTCATGAATACCCTCCATACAAATATGTTTAATCTTCAAAATGTCTCAATCTACTTCTTAATATCTCTATCTCTCGCTCTTTAACTTTCACATCACCTTTTATCTGTTCAGCTTGCAACATCACACCAAACAATAAGATGACTAGTAATATAATTGCTATGACTAACCACATCATCTACTCTGTCACCTCCGCCCTCATCAAATCTAACTGATCGCTCAACTTTGCGAAGTCACTCGGCACCTCTACATCATCATTAGCCGTCATCATAATATATACTTGCTCAGTTACATACTTACCTAGCTCATACATCGCTAGTAAGAATATTAGTCTTAATATTTGTTTAATCATCATTGTCATCTCCTGTATCAATCAAAAAAAGTACCTGTCTCAACATACTCTTTAACTGTTGTTCATTTAGACTGGCTAACATAGGGCTGTAAAATTCACTATCTTCATCTTTAACAGTTTTAATAAAACAGCCTTCAATCTCAGCTTTTTCTTCTGGCGTTCCATTTTTATACGTCTTAAATACCTCGGTGTGCTTTTCTGGTAATTTCATTTTAGGTGTATTAAACATTATTATCTCCCCTCTTTAATGATTTTATTTCTTTTCGAACAAAGAACCTAATACTTCTTCACTAGGTCTTTCGAATAAGGTCACTTTAGAATTATTAGTGTAGTAAACAATAGGTGTATTTTGTGACTCATATTTCTCTTTCGCTTCTTCTTTACTCTCCGCCTCAACAACTGTAAACGTCTGATTATCTCTAGCCACAGTAAAATGTTCGTGTGGTAGTCCTGTTGAATCTTTGAATGTTGTGACTAAGTATTGCGTCACTTCTTATCACTCCTTTGAATGATTCTAAGTTTTTCTACGAATAAAAGTATTAGTAAAACACTCAATGTAGCTAACATATTTTGTTGTTTTGCAAAATCTACTATAACGATTAAGACTAATAACATTCCAATTCTGCATGTAAATAAATCTAATTCTTTGTACAAAACCATATATCTGTTGAGTAAATTGTTAAATATTACTATGAATACAAGTATTAGAACTAATGTAATGATGTAACTCACTTCCCCAAAACCTCCTTGACTCGATCTAAGATGTCTTTACACTCCGCTACTTCCGAAGCCTTTTTCTCCACGTTCTGAAACACTTTCGAATTCCTCCACTTGCTTTAGTTCAGGTGTCCATATAGGCACGATAACCAATTGAGCTAGTTTGTCTCCTTCGTTGATTTGATAAGTTCCGTATTGTCTTATGGCGTCACTCAAATCGATTTCTCCTTTAATATCAAAAACACCTGGTGTGATATAACCATTCGATGCAATAGCGTCATTCTTGATATTAATCCCTAAATTGCCGTGATATCCCGCGTCTATCTTGCCTGTTTCAATCACTAAATGCGTTTTACTACTTACACCACTACGGCTAGTTAACAGCCCGACATAGCCCTCTGGTATGCTTACAGCTACATCTGTTTTAATCACTGCCTTTTCTTGTGGTTCAAGTACGACAGTTTCAGCTGAGAATATGTCATAACCTGCATCTGTTTTATGATTTCGTTCGGGCATTCTAGCATTTTTTGATAATAGTTTTACTTGTAATGTGTTATTCATTTTCCTGCTCCTCCTCATATTTATAGACAACTTGCCCCGTCATAATTCCTACTGCTTCATCAAGACCAATATCTTCTTTGAGTGCATCTTGCATAGCATTAGGTAAACCCTCAAGTATTTCATCAAACGCTTGCGCTTTCTTATACACGTCTTCAATCTCTTTTAGTAACCCCTCTGTGTCATTACCGTTATACGCACTAGTACTGATCACTGATTGTTCTATTTGTTCACGGTTATTCATTTGTGTCTTCCTCCATTTGCCCTAAAAATTCGTAGAACTCATTTGTTCCGTCTAGTTCTTCCATTCGCGACAGTATAATATCTGCAGTGCTTTTACCTCCTATATAGAGAGCTCCTATCCTGTTCGCTTTGCTCTCAGGGTGTAGTTCTCTAATTTTAAAACAGTAATGTTCGTATCTTCCAAGCAATTCATTTTTGACTGTGCGCCACATGTTCTCCAGCTCTTCGTTACGTTTTCTTAACTTAGCTATATCCTCGATAAGCTCATCTCGTTGCTTCTTGTACTCATCACGTTCGTCTTTAAAAACTTTTGATTGAGCTCTAAAGTGTCTTATTGCACTTTGCTCATCAGTGATAGAGTCAACATTTTCAGCTCCATGTTTTTTCATGAAATTAATTAATTCTTCTCTTGTTGGTTGTATCATTATATTGCCTCCACTTTTTCGACTTCTATGCTTGCAGTTTCGAACGGGAGCTTTTTACGAATCAGTTTTAATACCATGTTCGTGGCTTTTTCCTCATTCGTACTTTTCACGAAATAATGTTTCTTTAATTTATAATCACATTTAGATGCAAAGAACTTGATACAAAGACATACTTTATAGGTTTGCATCATACTACCAACTCCCCATCTTTCCAAATTAATGTCATAGTTTTATCTTCGTTTAGTATATAAAACGCTCTGGAAGTACCGTCTATCAACTCTCTGATTGAATCATTTTCATATATTTCAAAACCTTCAATATCGTTTAGTTCTACTAGACAATCAAACTCAGTATCTTCAGTGACTTCCTCTGTGATTTCTACAGTAAAAATATCTTTATCTGTTACTACTTTTGTATAAAACCCATGCCCATCAGTTGAAAAATGTACTTCGCTACATTCTCCAAGCGTGCCCATTCTATCTGATTGAAACACTTTACTTTCAACTTGTTCAGGATTGTTCCATGCCCATTCCACCAGTTCGAGTAGCGTCATCTTCTTTTTTCTTTTAATCTTTGCCATTATTTCCATCTCCTCTAAAATAAAGTTGGTTGCTTCTGTTCCTCATATTCCAAATCATGTTGCTTTATATATATTTCGAGCTCTTCAGCAGTATCAAATGTCTTTTTCACGCCTTTAAACATCGTTTTATAATGTCCGTGAAAGTAATAAGTGCCATTGACTTCGTGAACATGTGCAACTTGTTCGTTATCCTGATACAGATATCTCTTAGATCCGAAAAATTGGTTTAAGTATTCTTTACATGCGCTATCGGTTTTAGGCATTTATACTTCCTGCCACTTCTTGAACATTTGGTTATAAGTATTATCAAACCAGTACGGATCACGTGAATGTTTCTGTGGTACATTAAACAAATGTGGCTTCTTTCTTCTTAGCTCAGCCTCTTTACGTCGTTGCCTAGCCATTTCACGCTCTTTGCTCTCTCGCTCCATGATTTCGGATAACACAATTTCTTTATACTCAGCTAAGCGCATACCATAAGGTGCATGTAAGGCTTCTAACAACGCCCAGCCACCTCGTACTCTTTTTGCAACCATTCCTGGAGTTAAACCGTTCTTTTTTATCAATTCATTTTCATGTTCGGTAAATTTATATGGTTTACCGTTAATCTTTACGATACTCATTTATTCCACCTCTGTATTTATCCTGTGTTAAAATTTTTAAAGCTCATGTTTTTTTCTCCGGATGTTATTTATCCTAAAAAGTATTAGTGTGTCTTTTTGGTCGTTTTTCGCCCTATATTCACGAGCACTAATGACCAAAAGCTCTTTTTGCTCTCTCAGATAATTCTTGTCGTCGTTCTTCAGACATTAATTTTCTAAAACCTATTGCGCTTTTAGGTAGTTTCGCCCTAACCAATACCGCAGTCCCAGATTCTAATCGTTCCAATACCTCTACATCATCGCCGTACAACTTTGTCATTCTAGTAATATGTGTCGGTACCGATGAGTAAGCAATCCATTCTTGATTTTCGTAATCATAGTTCAATGTCGTTTCTCGGTCTTCTCTTGAATAACCGTCGCTTACAGTTTTTGTTTCTTTGGTAATTCTTGCCATTTATTCCACCTCTACATTTACATTTCTAATTTTTAAATTGTCATACTCTAGTATTTCGTCCGGATTGTTATATAAGTAATCTGCCAGCATTTCTTTTTCTTTATCCACATCATCAAAATACTGATATTCAACTTCTGTAGGTATTCTTATATCAATCGTTGCGTTTATATATGCTTGTTGTTGCATTAGATCACTTCATTTCTCTTTTGCGTTCTCGTCTTGCTTTAATTAATTCCTCGTACGTAATCCATGTTTTACCTGTATACTTAGGCGCTTTACATATCCAATTGAGTTTTATGTTTCTGTATTTGTGTCTGAACATCTTAGCTTTAAGTTTTGCTACTTCGGTTGGCATACCTTTAATGTCGATAACTTCAATCAGTTTGTCATCGAGATATAACGCAAAGTCTGCAATATATTCAATCTTTCGTTGTTTATCTAATTTTGGTAATAATTCAAATTTCGGTTGTATTTCTATATGATCATAATTAGTGTCACTCATATTACTTTCTAAATATTGGTAATATTCACACTCTACTTTGCTATCAAATACAATTCCTTTGTACTCAACTTTCTTAGCGTTGTATTTACTCATTGTGCCACCTCTAAATATCAAATATCGTTGCTTGTAATCCTAGTTCCTGCTCATATAGAAGTCCGTGAGCGCCTTTAAATCGTTTTAGGTCACTATCAGTCATAATTTTCTTTTCGTCGCTGAAATGGGCTCCTGTGAGCGAATAAACTTCATTTACGTTGTCTTCATGTTTGATAACCTTAATATCTTCTGTGCCATCTTCTCGGTATAAGTAATATTTTTCTTTCGGCATTTTTAACACTCCTTAATATTCGACGATAGCGGGGCGTGTATGACGTTCTGCAAGTTTTTGGATAAATAGGTCGTATAACTTATTTTCATCACCCTGTGCCTCGTCTATGAGTTTCTGAGCGTACATATCTGAACACTCAAGTTTAGTTTTTAAAAATTCTTTGGTTACCATGTATCTCGCTCCCTGAAATCGTCTCCGATTACTCTTACTTTTCTTGCATTGTGTTTCATTCTTGAATTGATACGTTGCCAATTCATATTTTGATTTAGTTCTTTATCACTAAAGTTAGTTGTAAAGATGTTGTTTTTACCTACTCTGTTATCAACAATGCTGAAAAGTTTATTTAAAGTGTGCTCTGTGTTTTCTACACCCATATCATCTAGTACAAGCAAATCAATATCGCTTAACAATCTGACTAACTCGTCTGTAGTCTCTACTGCATTTTTGTTGTATGTCGCTTTGATACGATCCATCAACATTGGTATGTGCATAAAAGCAACCGTATGCCCTTTAGCTTTGACTGCTTTTGCGATAGCGTATGCTAGGTGGCTTTTACCAGTTCCGTATGAACCTTGCAATATTAATGATTTCGGTTCTTTTGTAGAGAAGCCTTGTACATACTCTATTGCTGTTTGTTTAGCTTGTATTTGTTTTTCATTTTGTGGCTTATAGTTGTTAACTGTTGCATCTCTTAAAGACGGATTAACGTTTGATTGATTGAATATGTTGTTTATCTTCCGTTGCTTGTTTCGTTTATATTCCTCATAGATTTCACATTTGCAACCGTCTTTATACTCGTAACCATTCGGGTGTTTTTTAGTAGGAGCGAACTTATATAAGTCGTATTCACTTCCACATCTCTCACATTTCAATCCCTTTTCGACATGAGTAGGTTGATATTTTTTCAAGCTTTCATTTATCTTTTCACTGAATAGTGGTTTCATAATATCCCCTTAATCCCAATAACTTTCGTCGTACTTCATACGTTCCAATTGATCTATGCCAGTTTCTTTAATCTCTTCGCTATAATCATTCATATAGCTTTCGTTAGTTAAGAACGTTTTAGGGTACTTTTGATATTGTTTGTCTGTAATAGTTTTTAAATACTCTCGAGTACCTTGCATGATTTGCTCAAAAGAATGTTTCTTTAAGCATGATTTGAATTTAGTAAAAGACATCTTCTTATCTTTCTTCTTGTCGTAAAGTTTCCACCATTCCTCAAATTGCTCATGCGTAACGTCAGTTGCGCTATTATTTGAACTTAAGTTCTTATCTATATCTTTTTCTTTATCTCTTTCTAATTCTTTATCTAATTCTTTATCTTCTTCTGTTGCGTGACTGTCACGTGACGTCACGTGACCATTTAGCAATTTTCTGTTGTTTTCTCGTTGCTTTTGTTTCCTCAACCTGTTCTGCGCCCTGATTTTCTCGAGTCCTTCAATGTTTTGGTGCTTTTCCCAGTTTGTCACTTTTATGACACCATTAACTTTTTCAATCATGCCCAATGTCTCAAAAGTTTGTATTGCTAACCTTATTGAGTTGATAGGTCGGCTAAACTCATTTGCTAACATTTCTTCGTTATACGGCAAGTTTTCAGATAGCATAATGTAACCTTGTTCGTTGTACTTTCCTGATAAAGTTAGCAACTTAACCCAAATAGTTATGATCGTATCTCTTTCGGGTAAAGCTTCGATATATTTGATTTTGCTGTCATCAAACATGCCAACTTTAAGTTTTATCCACGATACTTCTCCCATTGTTTTCTCCTTTCAACATTTTATTGAGCCTCTCATCAACTTTTATCCACGAGTCATGCAATTGATATTTATCATCAAATGACTTAACGCCAATCGCATGTTGCTGGTTATGATGTTCGCGACATAACGCTAATACATGTTTGTCATAGTGATTCATCTTGTTTCTGTTCATGCCTCTGCCGACTGCTTCATAATGAGCTAGGTCAGCGTGAGGCTTTCCGCATATTACACAGTTGCGGTTGATTGTAGCCCAATATAATAGTGCTTTATCTTCGCTTAACAACTTGCTTGTTTCTATGCTCATAGGTATTTGATGATGAAACATAAACGCTATAATCAGTTCTATTAACTCCCTTGCAACTTTCATAGAACAGTCGCGCAGACTGATTTCTTCATAACCTTTCATAATTTCCAATTCTGTTTGTAATAATTTTCTAGTTGATTCTACTGGTTCGCCCCAGTGAAGTTCTATATCTCTACACATTGCGAATATTTTTTTGCGTTGTTCTATAGATAGTTTTTTATTGTCCGGAACCTCTACTTCTGCTTTTAGTGGATATCCGTTTTCTAGTAAGTCAATGTGACTTTGTTCAAGTTCAACACCAGTAGCAACGACGGAATAAGTGCCGTCATTGTCTTTCTGGTATCTTGTAATGTATTGCATTTAAACCACACCTTAAAATGCTAAATCTTGGTCGTCATATCCAAATGAGCCACTGCTTTCAAATGGATTGCTTTGTTGAGACATTGATGTTTGTTGTTGTGCCCCGTTATTTTCTTCAGCTTTTTGCTTATCTGTCTTCGGAATAGGTTTGTTAACAACATCATCACCCTTTTTGTAAGGTTTAATAAATGAAAAATCCGTAAAATACTTACCTTCATCTTTATTGAATTTCCATTTCAATACCAAGTGACAAAACTTACCAATAAGATCATTGGTATCAAAATCTAAGCTAGGAAGATTTAACTTAATACCTAATCGAGTAACTAATTCAATCAATTGTTTTTCTTGGAAATCATATTTATACGGCGGTACAAATTGATTATGTTTATATTGTTTGCCTTCATCATTTTCAAATACGATTGTGAAATATCTATTTTCTCTATCATTGAATTCAATATTTTTAACTTTCACTGTGAATTCTCCAGCTTGAAACCCTGCTGAGCCGTTATAAAACTTTTCTTGATTTGTTTCTTTAGTAAATTGCGCTTGTCCTGTGATTTTCATAATTAAATACCGTCCTTTTTAGTTTTTTATTAGTTTCCGTTTTGTGCCATATCTATAATTTTTGAAATTGAAGCATTTTTAATACCTGGATTATTGATTGTTATTTGCGGATTATGCCTAACTTTAGTTGTATATAAATTAGAAGGTTCTACAGAAAACACATAATCGTGTGTCGCATTTCCGTTCTCATCTGTATGATCTTCTATAAATGTGTGTCCTATAATGTCGAACTGAGTTACTAAGTTGTTGTGTATTGCCGGTTGTACTTCAATTGATATTCTAGGGTTAATAATTTTTCCGTTCTCATCTTTATCTTCTGAGTTAAGCCCTTCATGTCCTGTAAGCACAACGTGAAATCCGAGCTTATCTTTAACCTTTAATAGGTGCCTAATCGAGTTAACAATTAATTTAGATGTTTCCCCATAATCTTGAATTCTTGCTTTTTTGACTTGGTGCGTGTTCATCACATGAGTCAGCGTTATATCTCTTAACTTTTGTGCTGTTTCAATTACAACCACATCAAGTAACTTTCCTCTTTGTCTAGCTGTATTTACAATCGATTCAATACTCGCAATTGTGTTTCTAAAAGCAATGTAATTGTCGACCCTCTTCACAAAACCTTGCCGCGTTACTTGAGTGCCATCTTCGTGAATATCAATAATAAAAGCGTTGTTTTCTCTAGTGGCTAAAGTCGTCTTTCCGGTTCCTGATTTGCCATATACCATAATTGAATAATAGTTCTGAGTATCTTCGTTAATTTCTTCAATACCTAGTTCTTGTAAAA